ATGCTCACCAATGCCCTGAACGTCAAAAAGATTGCTGCGCTCGGGAAAGACGATGTCGGCATGCATGCCGACGGCGCAGGCCTGTATCTGCGCGTCGCGCCGTCCGGGTCCAAGTCGTGGGTATTCGTCTACCAGTGGGAGAAGAAGCGAAAGGAGATGGGGCTCGGCGGCGTCCGCGACGTGCCTCTCTCGATCGCCCGCGAGAAGGCGTTTGAAGCTCGCCAGGCCGTGAAGGCCGGTCGCGACCCCAAGGCGCAGATGGCCGCGCCTGAGGGAGTGCCGACGTTCGGTGAAGCGGCGAACGCGCTCGTCGACGGGCTTGAGGGTGGCTGGAAAAACGCCAAGCACCGCCAGCAATGGCGCAACAGCCTCAAGACCTATTGCAAGGATCTCTGGTCGCGGCCGATTAACACGATCGCGACCGCCGACGTTCAGGCGGTGCTTAATCCAATCTGGCTGACAAAGTCCGAGACAGCGACCCGCGTGCGCTCGCGCATGGAACGGGTATTCGCAGCGGCGAAGGTCGCGGGACATTATGCTGGCGACAATCCGGCCGCGTGGGCGGGCAACCTCAAAGAGCTCATGCCCAAGCAGAGCTCGAAATCGCTGCGCGGTCATCATGCGGCGATGCCTTACACGCAGGTGCCGGCATTCTTCGCCGCCCTGCGGCCCCGGTTGTCGACGGCGGCCAGGGCATTGGAATTCCTCATCCTCACGGCGGCGCGTACGGGCGAGGTCCTTGGCGCGCGCTGGCGCGAGATTGACGGCGACGTCTGGACGGTGCCGGCCGATCGGATGAAGATGGAGCGCGAGCACCGCGTGCCGCTGACCGCCGAGGCATTGGCTGTGCTCAAGCGCCAAGGCCTCGATGATCCTGGCAGGAACCCGAACGCCTTCATCTTCGCTTCGGCTCGGCCGAGCTCGGCAGCGCAGTTCACCGTAGAGGCGCACCCGGGCGAGCCCCTTTCAAATATGAGCATGGCGATGCTTATGCGGCGCATGGAGTCCAATGACTGGACCGTCCACGGCTTCCGGTCGAGCTTCCGCGATTGGGCCGGAGAAGAGACTGACCACGCGCGAGAGGTCGCGGAGGCGGCGCTCGCGCACCAAGTCGGAAATGCGGTCGAACTCTCCTACCGCCGCGGCGACGCACTGGCGAAGCGGCGGCGGCTCATGGATGATTGGGCGGCGTTTGTGGCGCCTATTGGTCCAAAACGGGCTGAAGAGCGTTGATCCTCATA